TTCTTCACCTCGGTGGGCGGAATGATCGTGACGGGAATGCTTAATTGGTACAGTTTGTATTTAAGAATGCCCGTGTTCTCTGCAATGTGAAACACCTTGCCGCTGGCAGAGTAGGCGTATCCTTCAAGTGCCACATGAGCGCAGCCCATCACGATGTCCATTGCCCAGTCTGCAATGGTTTCATAGCGGTGCTGATCGTTGTCCCAATCGCTCAACCGCTCACCGAATATATTGAGAGTGCGAATCTCGCTCTGTCGTTTGTTGTCCGTCAGGAAGTAGAACGAGCAACCGCTGTACGAGAATTTCCCCGTAGAGTTTGCGCGGAACAAGCACACGGCTGGACCACAGAGAGAATAATCAATTCCTGCTATCACCATATCCATATTTAGGTCGCATACATAATGGTAGAAAGGAGGAATCCATTCATGATTCCATCAAATGCACAGACGGAGAATTACAATGAGACAGTCCTGATCCCCGTTCTTCAGGACAAGGTGACCATGTTGATGAACCAGACCATTCTGCTTGAAGCCAAGTTGCAGATTGCCGAGAAGCAGAAGGCTGAAATTGAAAAGAGACTGTCTGAAGTTTCTACTTCTTTGACAGCACTGCAAGCAGCGCAGGTTCTACAGCCCAACGAGTCTGGCGAGCAGAACGCCGACTAAAAAACTGCAAGCCGACAACAGGACTCTTTGTGTGCGGGTCAATTGCATGGGGTATCCTCCATTGCTCCGATGATCCAATCGCGGAAGAGATCAAGCCTGGTAGCGGAGTTCTCGAAAAGATGTCCCCTCGCAACACCCAACGAGGCGATGATCCCAACGAGAACTCCGCTATTGTCGTAAATTGCCCCACCTGAATCACCAAACCAGATGGTGCCGTCAAGGGGCAACATTTTGAATACGGTGGGTTCTTCCACAAGCGTTCCGTAGTACCACAACACGCCAGGATTGCTCTTGCGGCGTATTCCCCCACCGTAGCCTATTGCCGTCAGATCGTCCCCACGCGCCACCTGGTAGCCCTCCTGTGGCAGCGGAGCGGGTGTGGCAGGGCATGGAGTGTCCAAGCGCAGCAGTGCTAGATCCACGAAAATGATCTCTCCAATTTTGTAATACGGATGCACGATGACGGAGCGGATCTTGAAAAATTCACCGCCAGAGATGAACCAATAGGGTGTTATGCCTTCGGTGCAGTGCGCTGCGGTGAGAACATGGGAAGCCCCCACAAGCACACCACTGCCGTATACCGTGCCGTCTTCCCGTGCCAGCGCACCCACGGCGGTGTGTTCGCATTCAGAAATACGAGAGAAGCCCCGCATGAAGACTGGCTCCACGGGGGCTTCTACGAGTTCAATCTCCCCGCTCTTCGGCGGGGGTGCGCTCTTCGGCGCAGTAGTGGCGGCGATGTCCCATGCACAGGCTTGCAGCAAGACGAGTGCAAACGCCAGGAGAAGAGAATGGACTGCACCTCTCTTCATGTAAATATCTAGTGGACTTGTCGAAATAAAAATGTCTGGATTTCTAAAAAGAAACAACCCCCTTGCGGGGGTTGTCGGGCGGGAGATGCTATCTCCTGCGGGGTTTGTCGCATATCTTAAGACAGAGGCGACAGTATTATGTAGTCAAGTCAACCACTTCGCACTTGTCGCCTGAACACGCAAAGGTCTGCGTTCCCTTCGTGGTGTCAGACTTCTCGTACTGTGTGAGTTCACTCCAATCAATGGACTGCGGTAGTTTCGCAAGAGCGGCTTCGTACTGCTCTGCTGTGCAGTCCTGATAAGGAGCCTGCTGATAGGTGTGGTCGGAGTGGGGCAGGAACGAGATGCCGCTGATCTCGTCAAAGTGCGCGTACACCCACGCACCAACCTCCATCCACTCATGCTCACGAACGGTGACCGTGATGCTTGGCTTGTGTTCGCACCAGTGACGCTGATAGGTGAGCCACAGTTCAAGGTGTTCAATCGCAGTCATGTCGTTGCGGGTGACCGATCCCACAGCCTTCTGCGGGAACGAGAACACCATCGTGTGGTCGGGACGCATGACACACGGCTCCGCAGGGAATCCCTTGTCAATCATAAACTGACACATGGGATCTTTGCGGTCGGCACGAACAGTGCGGATGTAGTACTCGTTGTGACGAGCGTGAATGCCGCTTGCCGCATCGGTCAACTGCGACACCGTGCCGCTTGGCTTCACGCAAGTAATAGCCGCTGCGGGGTTGATGCCGATCCGCTTCGCCCACTCCTTGTTCGTAGCCACCGCGTCAGCCTTCAGCAGTTCAAGCAGAGCATTCAGGTTGTCGCCCTGTGTCCGCATGAAGTGGTTGTCAAGAATGCCTGTGAGCGAAACACCAAGCAGGCACTCCTCTTCGCAGTTCTTGCGCCACTCGCTGCTGAGATACGGGAAGTAGGTGAGCGAGGCTTGCCAAGTGCCAAGGATGGCAGCAAGACGCACCTTGCGCTTCAGCGTATCGGGAGTGTCCTCTGCACGAACAATCACCTCGGACAGATTGCAGAACTCCTTGTCGCGGAGAATGATCTCGGAGCAGGGGTTCGTGCCGAACTCGTAGGAGGCATCACGGCGATCACCAAGTTTCTCCACGGTCTTCTGTGCGGCTTGACGATTGAAGATGCCGCGCTCACCGCTCTTGCTCTTGTAGAGCGACAGCCACTCCTCCATGAAGGTTCCGATCTCTGGCTTCTCCTTGTACGCAACGGAGTTGTTGGCTAACGCCCTTTGGGGGTTGTCCAACCACCACTGCCCAACCTTCGCATCACGCATCCTCTCGTCCGTGAGATTGGATAGCGAGATAAGAGCCGATCTACGGACACCTCCGACAACGACAATCTCTGCAATCTTACAGATAATGTCGTGACATTCGATGGAGGTGAGTTTTCTGCCAGCACTCTTCTTAAAAGTGCTGACGGTAAATCGGAAGAGGTCTTCAAGCGGCTGAGGTCCACTTGCGCGTCCACCGAAAGTCTTGAGGCGCGAACCAGCAGGACGAATGTGAGACAAGTCCCATCGTGGGATCTGACCTCCAATAAGTAGGGATACCAATTCTCGGTAGGCTTTTGCCCATCCTTCTTTGGAGTCCTTGACCACAATGAGAGTATCGCTGTTCGTAAACTCTTCAGCGATTGTAGGAAGTTTTTCCACATACTGCCTCTCCACGCTGAAGCCTACACCAGTTCCGCACATGAGAACATACAGGATCTCATCAAATGCGCGAACCTTGTTGACCGCGATGTACGAGCAGTTGTAGCCAGCGGTGTTGTCACGCTTGAGTGCTTCTCCTGCGGTCATCAGCGACCGCATGGACGGCATCACCTCAAGGTTGAGAACCGCTTCACGAAGTTCTTCGCGGACTGCCTTATTTATCTTGATGCCCTTCTCCGTGAAATGCTCGTCAAAGAAGCGGAAGTAGCGGTCAACCGTTTCTTCCCAAGACTCACGGCGTTTCTCGGATTCAATCCAACGGCTGTAGCGGGAGAGGTGGATGAAATCCTGATAAAGGGTAGGCAATCGCTTCATGTTTTTACTCCTGTTTTGTTGGGTAGAGTATGTAGAGTGCATCATAACAAGAAGAGGGGCTTTCGCCCCTCTAAAGTATTCGGATGAGTATTTGGTTTACGCTTCCTGCGGTTCCCAATCCACACCCGAAACAACCGCTAAAATTTCAGATTGGGTGTACGGTCCTTCGGCTTGGGATATTGCAGAAACAGATGGTGGAGTAGTGCTTCCTGTCCACTTCACGATGGCTTTGCTTCCGTCCAAAGAAAAACGGACTCCTTCCCGTGTGCATAGGGTTTGGGAGTAGTCCACCGAGTCCACTGCTGTTGCAGGAATCACGGCGTAATGTACTGGTTCGTTATGAATGACCATAGCGTTTCTTTGAGCGTTCGTAGTTTAGATTCATTTCGGTTTCGGACAGCACGCGATTGTACACCTTTACTGCACCAATCATGCCGTTCCAGTATTGACTTGCTGCTGTTGATCGTCTTCCAACCGCCAAGTAGTTGCTGCTTGTGAATCCTGTACTAAGAGAACTAGCACCAGTAAAATCAGATGCCGACAAGCCGTTTGGTTTGAAAAGTTTCGCAGAATAGTATACTGAACCAGCATCGTGTCTTATTGTTATGAGCGCATTCGTCCACTCTCCAGTGGAAGCAGTCAAGCCAGTAAACGAATAGAATACAAGTGATGATCCACTATTGACCAATACACGGGGTGAAAAATATCCAAAACCGTCAGGGGTAGAAACCAGATTAAACCCGCGATTTGGTGCAGACGCAGTATTTGAACTGTTCGAAGCAATAGTCATGGTAGTGAGTGTATCTGCTTTCACCCATGCATCTATCGTAATAGCCGTTGCCGTGAGAAACGCATCAAGGGTTTTGCCAGCGATCAGGTAATCGGTTGAGCCATCCAAGTCAATGTATCCTGGCTCGGCAGTAGAACCACTCACAACCGAAAGATAGCCTCCAGGAGTAGAATACTTTACCGAGCGATCACTTATATCGTTTGCCGTGTTTCCCGACCAACCGTAGTCGTTGGAGAAATCAATATGGGCAATCACATCGTTCGGTATCCGCGCCGCACTGGAAAGCGTTCCTGATTTGCCGCTTGGAAGAATCATACTACGAGGTTTCCTGACAGGTTCACGATGTTGGTGGTGTACTCAATGATTGACGCTGATGCGTGCTGTCCGATGAGTCGGTACTGATTGCCGTAACTGTTCATCGTGAGTCCGCTTGCTGCGGTGAAGCCGACCTGACCCGTACCCAACTGAATGGCAGTGCAGTTGAAGCCAGTGGGAAGACCAGTGGGAATGGTGACGGTCACTGCTGATCCGTTGTTGAATGTGACCACCTTTCCGTTGTCGCTTGTCAGGAAGGTGTATGTTGTGCCTGTCTGTGCGTTGATTGCACTAGAAGTTATTCTGTAACCAGTATCAGATGAAACAGTTCCGCTAAAGGTTACACCACCAGCAGCACTGATCCCCAAACTAGCGAAAACATAATTAGTAGACAGATCAGAAAATCCATTAAGGCTATTGGAGTTTCCGTACAAAGTGGAATCCGTTGCCGAATACGAAATGTAATTTCCAGAATCAATTCCATTTGGATCACCTATGTCTATTAATCCAAGTGGATTTGACAACTGAAGAACGGAGACAGTATCTCTCAAAAATATGTAAGTACTATTGGCGTTGTAACTGTAATCACCAATTGAAACTCTGGCATTGGATGTGTCTTCAAGAGACAATTGCCCGTCCGACACGATAGACCAAACATTCAGAGTGTTTGCAGAGTTTATAGTAACATTAGAGTTAAATGTGATGCCACCAGAAGCACTAATCCCCGCAGTGAATCTTGTGAGTGCGCTGAAGGTTCCTCCTGCTGCGCTGATTCCTGCATTGAACGACCCCAATCCAGAGAATGTTGCTCCGCTTGCACTAATCCCCGCAGTGAATCTTGTGAGTGCGCTGAAGGTTCCTCCTGCTGCGCTGATTCCTGCGTTGAAATTTGTTGTGTCCGAAAATGTATTTACGCCAGTAAATGTCTGTGTGGACGCACGACCTGCAAGTGTCGTGGTTTCGTCTGGAAAGGTAATGACTTGATTTCCGAAACTGCTAACATACAGTTGAACATCGTTTCCGCTGTTGTCATCATAGAATACTATTTTGTTTGTTGAGGGATTCAGTGATATTCTGTCAAGTGAGTCGGTGTCTTCTACTGTAAGAGCAGCAAAATTTCCAGAGACTGTTTGGCTGGCGGTGAAAATGTTGGTGGTGTTTGTACGAGCAACATTAGTAATCGCACCCGTGGCTCCATCAACGGAAGCCACATAGTTCACGAACGAAACCGCACCAGTCTGTCCGTTCCAGGAAGAAACTCCCTGAACCGCACCAGTGCGTCCGTTGAACGAGGTCACGGCAGTGGTTGCAGCCGTTGAGCCATTCACAGCACCCATCAATTGTGAGGTGAGCGCAAGGGTTCCGCTTGCGTCTGGCAGATAGATGGTTCTGTCTGCTGATGCATTTCCCAAGAGTGTGTTGCTGTAGTAGAAACTCTCATCATAGTTCACGAACTTCAAGCCAGATGAGTAGGCAGACTGAACGCCTTCCCATCCTCTGTTTACATCAACTATTCCTGTTGCAGAATTGAGAGAAAGATTGGTTGTTGTCAGCGGAGACAGTGTGATGGAGTTGGCTACAAGAGCAGTACCACTCGTAATGCCTTTCAGGGTGACTGTTCCGCCCTTTGATGTCACCGTTATGCTTCTGCTGTTGGTAATCGTGCCTGTTGTGATTCCCGTTGCGGTCAGTCCACTGCTGAATGTCTGAAGAGCGGTAAATGTGTTTGCCTGTGCAGCACAGACTCCACCGACCGCACCAGTCAAACCGTTGAACGACTGAACGCCGATGTTAGTAATGGTGACCGCACCTGTAGTACCCGAAACGGAGATTCCTGTTCCAGCCACAGCAGCCGACACACCCTGAACTGCACCCGTGAGTCCGTTAAACGAAGTCACTACAGATGTCGGCAGATCGTAGTAGATGCTGCCGTCATTGGTGAATGTCCACTTGTCGCTGCTCTCGTTCCACAGCAACTGCACATTTGCTGATGTGCCGCGCTCAATCTCTACGCCAGCGTTCTCGCTCGGAGAACCTGTGACATTGGAGTTGAGGATAATGATGTTGTCTTCAATGAGTACATTCTCGCTGATGGTGAATGTGACTCCACCGCTGACCGTCAGGTTTCCCGATATATTTGCATTGCCTGTTACAGTCAGATCGCTGGCTGTGATGCCACCACTTGCATCAACCACCTTATCAAACTGAATTCTATCGTAACGGAATGATGCCACCGAATCATTGTCAGATGAAACACTAACATTTCCATAAACATCAAAACCAATTGATGACGGGGTAGATCCGCTTCCATTGACTTGAATTGAGAGCGGATTGTTTGTTGATTGTATGATATATCCTGTGATGCTTAGTTGGTCTGCGGTAAGCCCACCAACTAA